GTATTTCAAATATATCAGTTAAGAGTGATAGGAACGTTTTCATCTGATGGTTCTCCCGTTTGTATTTAGTTTGTCCATGTATTTTTCAGCATCAATACTCACCCAATAATTGTAAAGGTTTTCTTCACGTTCGTTAGCAAGTTGCAAGTCTTCTAACTCTCCATTGTAATCAGTAATTTCTTTTTCGTACAGAAGAGCGTTGTTATCAAACTCATCGAAGTCTGGGTCTATTAGTGTGTACATCTTACTTCTCCATTTGTAGCATTAGAGGAGATTATCTCCTCTCTATGCCAGTTAATGAGGCCCCGTTCTAAGGCTACAGTCAATGACCGCGTAAGCGCCGTAGGCAAAAGAATTTTTCGATTGAATAAAAGTATTGCGAAGCAATTCCTTACGAAAAATTGTTTTGGTCATTTACTTTAGACTGAATGGGGTATCATTAAAAGGCATAGAGAGAGAGTGGAACTTTTTTACACCCTCCCCGTAGGGTTAACAGAGGGTGTAAAAAAGTTTCTCCCGTCCGAAGCATGTCACTAAAACAAATCAAAGAATGACTTGTGAGCGAAGCGAACACCGTTAAGAAAAAAGATTTGTTTTGGACATAATAGCGAGGAGAGAATAAGTCGGCGAAGCCGTTGTGTTAGTTGATCGAAGCCCGAAGGGTCAAGACTCGATAGAGGCTTGATTCACGAGAGCAACGGTCTCCCTGGAAGCGAGCGTAGCGAGCGAAGGAGAAACACCCAAAAGTGTTGGTAAAGTCACTCTCCTAGTTGACTATTAAGTATAGGACACGATACACATGGTGTGCAAAGGAGTAACATTGAGTAATATCAATATGTTATCGATATACGTAGGTAGTGTTAGGGTATTTCACCTAAGAGAGACTATACACCATAGTGTATCACTACCACTAGTATCACACTATCGTAGGTATAATACTGCTAGTATAAACATTAAGTACCCTACCCTAGGTATGTACCCATAAGGGGGGACTTAAAGCTATTATCTTTAGTGAATAGCACCACCAGATTTTCTAACAGAAATTCCACTAATTGAACTTTAGTTCTTGACTTAGGTAATTTCTTATGATATACTTATAGTATCAACTTAGAGTTGAATGCCTAAGGAGCGCCTTAAGGTAATACTTAAACACTGTAAGAATCATAATCTTTCTCTTAATAAGAAATATCTTATGTCTATTCCTAAGGAACGATCTAAGTTTCGAACTACAAGTAATACAAGGTATCTTAAAGGTTTGTTTTATGAACAAACTTTATCAGATAAAAGCTCTGTTGTCTACACTCTAAAAGATTGGGACCACTTAGGCTATCCTAGCCTCTATCGCCTCTTTATGGAATTAGAGGACCTTACTGAGTATGAGTTTTCAAACAAATACCTTGACGGTTGGGAACATTGGGATATGCTCTGCCGGTGTGAATGGTTCAAGCCATACGTAGAACGCTGGCGCAAAGAACTCTCCCTTAAGATCCAAGGAGAGGCTCTAAAGGCTCTAAGAGCCGAAGCTTCCTCTTCAAGTAGGAATGCCTTTATAGCTAATAAATTTCTTGTCGATCGTGGTTGGGTTGACAAAACTGAAAAGACTAATAACCGTGGCCGCCCCTCTAAAGAGGAAATCAAGAAAGCGGCTGATGAAATTGCCTTTCACGAACGTCGTATTGAAGATGACTTCACTAGGCTTCAGTAACACTAACTTATTTTAATATTAGTATTTAAAGGATTACTAAGTCTATGTCAGGTTTGTACTCTCGAGACGGTGCTTATAACGTTTGCAACTCTCAACTTAAAAATGTTGGAAATCTTACTGCTCTTAACTCTCAAGTTGTTCTTGATGTCGAAGGACAGGGTGTATGTGTAATTGACATACGAGGAACTTTTGTAGGAACAATAACTTTTCAGTCCTCTGTAGACAATATTAACTGGGTTACAACTAACGCTATTCCTCTTGGCTCGGCAGGTAATGCAAGCGCTACCTCTACCGTTACCACTACGGGTGCGTGGTTGATGCCAGCATCAGGTAGCACACGAATTAAAGCTATTATGACTCTCTACACTAGTGGTTCAGCCACAGTGGTAATGCGAGCAGACCCAGATGCTTCATTTAACTACTCAGCTCTTATCGGGACTCCTGCAGTCGCACTAACAGCTTCCACTAACACAATCGGAGACATAGGTCTTCACTATCGTCCTTCTGCCAGTGGAGCAGCTACAGTATCCACTGTTATGTCCCCAGCCACAGTAACTGTAACGGCAGTAAAAGCCTCTGCTGGACGACTGGTTGGATTATACCTTCATAACTCTTCGGCAACTATTAGGTCTATTAAATTCTGGAATTCTCTTACGGCTGGTGTAACTCTTGGGTCTACTGCCGCTGTATTTGAAGTTGACATTAATCCAAATAGCTCAGTTCAACTTACTTATGAAGCAGGTCTTGGTTTTTCAGTAGGTATCACTTATGCAATCACAGCAGCTAAGGGTTTGACTGATAACACAGGCACTGGCCTAGTAGCAAATGAGGTATCAGGTTTCCTGGCTTTCTCTTAATAATTTGAGTCTAATAACTTTCAAACCTAATTTATTTATTTTTAATTTAAGTAGAAGTAAGTCACAGCATGCCTACTAAAGAGGTCTATCTAGAACATTACATTAAAGAAGATTTAAACTCTACAAACGTAAAAGCAGTAGATAATGTAAATGGTTCTCTAAATGAAGAGTCTAACGAAATTACATTCCCGTTAGGGTATTTACCCAACGCATCTGTTGAGTCATCTTCACTGGTAGATGTAGTTTATCTTGATAGTGCAGTTCGGTATGGTACTGAAATAACTGAACGAAAAGACGACGAAGTTAAAGGATACTCAATAATTAAAGTTTTGATTCTATCCCTATTCTTGGGTATTGCGGCTGGAATCACACATAAGATTCTTACCAGTCCTTCTAATGTACAGATTGAAAATCCTGTAATCTATAGTACAACTCCTAAAGAATTTGACTACTGCTCTAAATTTAACGGAGAGTGTGAATGAATCCTAAAAGACAAGTAGCTAATAATAAAAAAGATAACGAAAACGCTAACGAGGAGATACAAAAACGTAAAAAGTGGAAACCTCGAACAGCTTATGCGAGTAACAATTCAGGTTTTACTAAAGGTTCTACTAAACCCCCTGCTTATAATCCCGGTGGTGGTCAAAAAAACGGTAACGTAACCTCTTACTCAACAAATCTTTAAAGGTTTTACAGTGGCTTTATCGGATAAAAAAAGTCAAATCCGAGAAGCAGCAGAATCCGATCTGGAGAAGTTTATTACACTGATCCATCCAGGAAGGGTTCTAGGGGCTGTTCACAGGGATGTACTACGGTGGTGGACGCGAGGAGAATCTAAGAGTCACCAACTCTTACTGATGCCACGAGATCACCAGAAAAGTGCACTAGTAGCTTACAGAGTAGCGTGGGAAATTACCCGTAACCCCGCAATTCGTATACTGTATATTTCTTCTACAGCTAACCTAGCTACTAAACAGCTAAAGTTTATTAAAGATATCCTTACTTCTGATACCTACAGGTTGTATTGGCCTGAAATGGTACACCCAGAAGAGGGAAAAAGAGAAAAGTGGACAGAGTTTGAGTTCTCTGTAGACCATCCTAAACGTAAAGCAGAGGCAGTCAGAGACCCAACAGTTTTCACAGCTGGCCTTACAACTTCGATTACCGGGTTACACTGTGACGTAGCAGTTTTAGACGATATTGTAGTAAGAGAGAACGCTTACACAGAAGACGGCCGAGATAAAACTAAGTCTCAATACTCCCTTCTTTCGTCTATTGAAGGTTCTGATGCAAGAGAATGGGTTGTTGGAACCCGTTATCATCCTAAGGATCTCTACAACGATATGGTAGAGATGCTTGTAGATCACTACAATAGTGATGGAGAGGTAATCGAGCAAGAGGCTTTGTACGAAAAGTATGAATGCCAAGTTGAAAACAGGGGTGATGGGACAGGAGAGTTCCTTTGGCCACGTCAACAACGAGCAGATGGTAAGTGGTTTGGGTTTGATCAAACAATCCTAGCCAAGAAAAGAGCACAGTACTTAGATCGTACTCAATTTAAAGCTCAGTACTATAACGATCCTAACGATGCCTCTCAAGCTTCAATACCAAGAGATCTTTTTCAGTACTACGAGAGGAACTTCCTAACAAGGTCTAACGGTCATTGGTTTTATAGGACTCGTAGACTTAATGTTTTTGCTTCTATTGACTTTGCCTTTAGTCTGGCACGTCAAGCAGACTTTACGTCGATTGTTGTTGTAGGTGTAGATGCTGAACACAACTACTATATTTTAGATATCGAACGTTTTAAGACTAAATTAATTAGTGAGTACTTTGATAAAATCTTACGACTACATCAAAAGTGGGATTTCCGAAAGTTACGAGCTGAGGTAACGGTAGCCCAGTCAGTTATCGTAGAAGACCTTAAGACTAACTATATCCGTAAGCACGGACTTGCCTTGTCTATCGAAGCTTTTAGGCCGAATAGACACATGGGTAACAAGGAGGAACGGATGGAAGCAGTTTTACAACCACGGTACTCTAACGGTCAAATATGGCACTACGTTGGAGGAAACTGTCAAACTCTCGAAGAAGAGTTGATCCTACAAAACCCTCCTCACGACGATATTAAAGATGCTTTAGCTAGTGTTATTGAAATGGCAGTACCTCCTAGTAAACAAGGTACTCAATCGACTATTCAAAGAAGTTCAACGAACCCTTTTGGTTCTTCTAGATTTGGTGGGATAAACTAAGTGGCCGGTAAAACCTTAGATATTAGTTCTCTTGGTGTAGCACCTGACCGATTGGGTGTTGAGATTGCAAATAAGTTTCAATCTTGGCAAACACTCCGTCAAAAAAAGATTACAGAATGGGACGAAGTCCGTAGGTATGTCTTTGCTACTGATACCACAAGTACAACTAACTCTAAACTTCCTTGGAAAAACAAAACCACAGTTCCTAAACTGTGTCAAATCCGAGATAACTTAAACTCTAACTACATGTCGTCTCTTTTTCCAAAACGTAAGTGGCTTTGGTGGGAAGGTGACGACGAAAAGAGTGAGACTAAAGAGAAACGAACAGTAATTGAATCCTACATGGAGTGGGTTATTGATCGTTCAGACTTTAAGAAAGAAGTAGCTAAGTTAGTTCTTGACTACATTGATTATGGTAACTGTTTTGTAACAGTAGAATGGTTAGATAAGACTAAAGTATTACCTGACCGAGAGCAAGTAGGCTATGTAGGTCCAATGCCTTGTCGCATTAGCCCACTAGATATTGTATTTAACCCAGTTGCTTCTAACTTTGAGTCAGCACCTAAGATTATTAGGTCTCTCCTCACTATGGGTGAGTTGAAGAAACAACTTGAAAGTCAATCTTCAGCTATGATACCTGAAGTAGAAGGTATTATGGAGTACCTTTTAAAGCTTCGTAAGGGAGCTAATGGAATTAAAGGCATCTCTAACCTGTCTGAAAAAGACAGTTATCTTATGGTTGATGGATTCTCGGATTACCGTAGTTATCTTGAGTCTGGTTACGTTGAAGTTCTTACATTTTACGGAGATCTGTACGACGTAGATAACAACGAACTGTTAGAGAATTACGTAATCACAGTTGTTGATCGTCACAAGATGATCTTAAAGCGACCTAATGAAAGCGACTTTGGTACTGCGCCTATTTTCCACGCAGGTTGGCGTGTGCGACAAGATAACCTTTGGGCTATGGGGCCATTAGATAATCTTGTAGGTATGCAGTACCGCATTGATCATCTAGAGAATCTTAAAGCAGATTTGATGGATCTTACTGTATTCCCTCCTTTACGTATTAAAGGTTACGTAGAAGACTTTGAATACGGTCCTATGGAACGAATTTACATGGGAGACGAGGGAGAGGTGGAGTTTCTTGCACCAAATGTAGAAGCACTCCAAGTTAATACTGAAATCAGCCTTCTTGAGTCGAAGATGGAGGAGATGGCAGGTTCTCCCAAGGAAGCTATGGGTATTCGTACCCCAGGTGAGAAAACTGCTTTTGAAGTCCAGAAACTGGATAACGCAGCCGGTCGGATCTTTCAAGCTAAGATCTCTCAGTTTGAAGAACAAGTTGTTGAACAACTCTTAAACGCTATGCTAGAAATTGCTAGGCGTAAGATGGGTCAGACAACAATAAGAGCCTTTAACGATGAATTTAAATTTGCAGTATTCTCGTCCCTTAATAAAGATGACATTACAGGACTTGGCCGACTTCGACCGTTAGCTGCACGTCACTTTGCAGAAAAGGCAGAGGTCATACAAAATCTTACACAGTTCTTTGGATCAGCTGTGGGTCAGGACCCTGACGTTAAAGTCCACTTCTCAGGTAAGCGTGTTGCTGAGATGATTGAAGAACTTCTAAATTTAGAAGACTACAAACTTGTAGAACCTTTTGTTAGACTTGCTGAACAAGCTGATGCTCAAAGACTAATTAATAGCCATTCTGAGCAGGTTAATATGGAAGCTACTACGGAAGCTGGTATTGCTGAGGATGACTACTCACAGAACATACCAGGAGTCCCAAGTGATTTTCAAAATAGCGGTATGACATAAAGGTTTAAATGAAACAACTTGCAACTGTGTGGACCTCACACATTAAAGACGCGGGTAAGAAGAAGTCTTTTGAGGATAGTATTAGAGGAAGTTCAACTGCCCTGACTCGCCTAAAAGATATACTAATTGAGGAGGATAGAACTTTAAATAATTCTTCTCTTAAGTCGCCCTCTGGAGACCCTAGTTGGGCATTAACCCAAGCTCACATTTCTGGTGAGCGTAATCGAATCAAAAAAGTTCTTGATTTGATTTCATTTCTATAATTCGTGGAGACCATAACGAATGACTACTGAAGACGACATCTTTAACTCAAATACTGAATCAAACAATAATAACGATACATTGTTTGAGAGTGAAGAAGGTAATCGCACCTTTGTTGACCCTAATAAAGACTACCTTAGCGAATACGTTGGAGAAGGTAAAAAGTTTAAAACTACTGCCGATCTAGCAAAAGCTAAAGCTAACTCAGATGCTTTTATTGAGCGTCTTCAAAAAGAGCAAGCAGCTCTTCGTAATGAACTAAATACGCGGATTAAAGTGGAGGAACTTATGGACCGCATGAGTACCGTAAATAATACCAGAAGCGACGCTAATACCCAGCCTACACAAACAGGTGGGGAAAACGGACAAGATGGAGCCGCTAACAAAAACCTATCTCCTGCAGATATTGAAAAGGTAGTAGAGGAACGCCTGTATAAAAAGGAACAGGAAGCTCGAATCCAGAACAATACTAAGTTGGTTATTGATCAACTTAAACTATCGTTTGGTGATAACTTTATTGAAGAAGTAGATTCTCGAATTAAAAACCTAGGAATTTCTAGGGAGTTTGTTAACGAGACAGCAAAACGTGAGCCTAAGGCTGTTTTTGCTCTACTCGGTCTTAATGAACAGAAGACACAGGCAACTCAGAACCAGGGTATCTTTGGTAATCCAATTCGTTCTAATGTGAACACAACAAGTTTTGGTATTAAAGACACAGGTAATAAGACGTTTAGTGACTTTGAAAAAATTCGGAAAGAAGAACCTTCTAGGTATTTTACACCTGCAGTTCAAAATGAAATGCACAAACTAGCGATGGAACTCGGGGACAGGTTTTATTCCAAATAATCTTTAACAAAATAAAAGGAATAATAACAAATGTCTGGTATGTCTTATGCCGGTAACGAACATCTAGTTCGTTCTAATCTTTGGTCTAATCAGGTTAAAGAAGTTCTTCTTGATGAACTTTTTGCAATGAAGTACGTGGATATGATCACGGACTTCCCAGATGGTGATACTCTTAATATCCCATCTATTGGTCAGGCTGAAATTCAAGATTACGTTGAAGGTCAGGCTGTTAAATACACTGGTATGGATACGGGTAACTTCACCTTTACCATTAACCGTTATAAGAGTTCGGCTACTTACATTACAGAACGTCTTAAGCAGGACTCTATGTACATGTCACGTTTGGTAAGTAACTTTGTCCCAAGTCAGTCTCGTGCTATTACTAAGGCAATGGAAGTAGATATCCTTGACTTGGGTCCAACGGCTCAGACTTCGAGTAACGTCAACTCAATTAACGGTGCAGACCATCGTTGGGTTGGAGCCGGTACTGGGGAAACTATGGCTGCACAGGATTTTGCAAAGGCTAAGTTTGCTCTACAAAAGGCAAACGTTCCAATGACTAACTTGGTAGCAATTGTTGACCCATCTGTTGAGTATGCTCTTTCTACCTTGACTAACTTGACTAACATGTCTAACAACCCTCGTTGGGAAGGCATTGTTTCTTCGGGTATTTCAACTGGTATGAAGTTCCTTGTTAACATCTACGGTTTTGACGTTTATGTATCGCAGAACTTGAAGTCTGGTATTGCTGAAACTATTAGTGGTCGTACAACCACGACTGGTGTAGCTAACCTGTTCTTCTCCGCTACTCAGGATGTCTTGCCTTTTGTTGGTTCCGTGCGTCAGCCACCTAAGGTTGATAGCGAGTTCAACAAAGATCTTCAGCGTGAAGAGTATATTACAACCTGCCGTTATGGTTTTAAGCTTTTCCGTCCTGAAAACATGGTCGTTGTTCTTACCGATGACAACCAGGTTGTATAATTAATTTTAAAGGGAGTTAAAGTAAAATGCCTAAGTGGCTTAATCAAGACGGTCTTCTAGTCAAACTTGGTGTTGACGAAGCTGTCAATAACGTGGGTGGTGAATACAACTTTAAAGGTAACGTTCACTACTCGGAATATGACATTATCGGAACTTCTATTACTAATACCTTGTCAATCTTCTCTGATAATGCGCTCATCCCACGAGGTGCGCGTATTCAGTCGGTAAGTTTGTATGTAGAGACAGCATTCACTTCAGGTGGTGCTGCTACGTTGGACATTGGTCTAATTAACGGTTCTGATCGTACAACGGTGATATCTGCTACTGGTTTGGTCGCAGGTGCTACTGTAGCAAGTCTTAGCCTTGGTGCTAATATTGCCGGTGCTGGTGCCTCGATTAACACAAATATTACTGCACCGAGTGGTGCTCTTCTTGCTATTAGGTGGGGTACTGCCGCTTTTACAGCAGGTCGTGGTAAACTTCGTGTCAATTGGTACATGCCATAATAAACATTAAAAACTAAGTAGGGGGTGTAACAACTCCCTACTTCTTTTATCACTTGTTTAATAGGTTCC